CGGGTGGTGCGTAATGGTGGTACCGTTACCGCGCAAGCTCAGTTCAGCAATCGTGTGCGTCAACAAATCCTCACGGAGTTGAAGGCGGCACACAAACGGATTGACATCGGAAATGCGGGAGCTGAGTTGGCTGAAATCGCTCTTGACCCGTTCGGTCAGGGCGGGCGTGGTGAGAAAGGCCTATTGCCTGTAATCCCTGACGGAACGTCTGAGGCTTCTCTTGGACTGACGGTCACAGGAACATCAACTTTTTCAGGGGCCACTGCGACGAGTGGCATCATACAGATTATAGGTCCCAACAAAACGGATAATGGTGGTTATGTTGTCATTTATGGCAACAGTGCGAGTAACCCAGCGAACAGTCCAACGACCACCACGCGCGTTTATTGGAGGGAAGGAACAATGGCAACTGCAATGACAACGGGTTACGTCAGGTATGTCTCTGCTGGCATACGTGTTATCGCAATTTCAGCTAGTGATGACACTGCAGGTCAATTGAGCGGTTTTGCTTCTCGCCAAAAGTCTGAGACAGCAGCTGGTGTGTGGGGCACTTATGGTTCTGTTTTGGATGACCCTTTTCCCGGGGTGCATACGGTGGATAAGGGTATCACAGTGAGGTCGTATCTCGATCATGAGGTCAACGCGTTCGCCGATCGGGTGGCGGGCCCGTATGCTTTGGAGACTTCACAATCACGTATGCCGGTTGTCATGTTCACAGGTTTGTCGGCTGCAACTTCTCTCAGCATTGAAGTTGTCTTGCATTACGAGGCAAGAGTTGTAATGCGGACATGTCCGGTGCGTGTAGCACCATCGCCAACGGAGCCTGAACTTGCGCAGTTAATACACTTTATCAACTCCCAACCGATGACTGTTGATGGTCACTCGTTTTCAAGCTTTTTCAAGAAGATTGGGGCAGGGTTGAAAGCTGTATTCTCGTTTTGGGATAAGAATCGTGGAAACATCACACCACTCTTACAACAGCTTCGGCTGATGTAAGTGTGGTGTGGTGTTATCTCACACTGTAGCAAATCACCCTAAGGCTAGGTTACGATGTATCTGGGAATCAGCATACGTGCCTTTTAATGTACGTGAAAGGCTCCCAGGTACATCGGATACTGATGTCGTATGGACACTTGTCGATCACAAATCTTTGAGGCGTGGTTGTGACTTGTGAATGTGTGAGACCCAGAACTCTCTCTTGC